TGTCTGTGATTCAGATCACAAAAAATCGCTTTCCGGGAAATCCGGGGGGTCTTCCTCTTGGTTCTCAGCCGACCCCTTCGGCTTCGCGCTGGCGGCGATCGAGCAGTGAAGACTTTGCTACCGTGGTGGCGGTCGCACTGCAGCGGCCACGTACCAGATGCCGGCTACGATCACCAAGCCCGTGATGACGAGCGCGATTGCTTGCAGCAGGGTGGTCAGTTCCATGATGTTCCCTCCCGGGCTGGGAGTCCTACGACCCAATGGTAGCACAGCATGGATACGAACAGCCCAGCGGTTCTCTTTTGGCCAGCGGGAGTCCGTTTCCTAGATAACTGTTGATAATGCACAGAAATTGTCAATGGGGCAGTAAATAGTTCGCGACTTGCCTTAAAATTGCCATCATTTTGTGCTAACCTATAGGTAGAAACTGGGAAATTGTTGCGTTCTGATTCTTATTGCCGAGCGGCTGGTTTGCAGCCGGGTTGTTTTGAAAAGGAATTTAATTGGAAGGGAATTTGAACCGCTCGCGCGGGAGGCCCGCGCGGAAACGTCAGCCGGATAAACAACGGGCCCGTCGCCGAGCGAGGTTCGCACGGCGGATGACGCTCGCGGCCTTCCAAGACGGAAAGTCGGGCTGGCTCACAATGTCCGCCATGCTGCGGCGGCGGTAACTTTGGAAACAAGGAAATTCAATGGATGACATTGCTACGACCGTAGAGACGCCCGCAGCAGCACCGCCGCCGCCACCGGCGCCGGTATCGTCCGAGATGGCGGAAATCAGAGATGCCCTGAATGAGCTGCGCGAGGCGAACAACTATGAACCGGTACCGGCCCTGAGCTATGAGGAAGGCAAGCCACGGAAAACGTATCCGGATGCACTCTCCGCGGCGAAGGCAGTAGCCAGAGCGCGTCGCGAGCAGGCCGCCACCGAGAACGCGCAGCCAGAGTTACCGATTGATGAGCTCCGCTACATCGACGGCCGGAGCGCTGATGCAGAGGTCGACGCGCGGCAGGCTGCTCAAGACATAGCGCAATACCGGGAGCAGAAAGCCAGGCAGCTCCTCGACGGCATCGAGCCCGCCGCTGAGGCGCCACAGCCGGAAGCGCAGCCAGTCGAGCAACCGCCGCCGTCGAGCTACACCGAGGAGCATCTGCAGCAAGCGCAGCAACAAGCGCAATGGCAAGCGGCAGTCGCGGCCCATGAGCAATACGGGGCGCAAATCGGCGACATATTGCTCGCGTTCCAGAATTATCCGATGCCCGCCGAGTTCTCTCAGATAAAGACGCCTGACGACTGGATGAGGCTACAACAAACAAATCCGACCCTTGCGCAGCAAATGGCAAATTACGTCCAGCGCCGGGTCGACACCGTGAATAAGCTGAACGCCGAACACCAGCAAGTTCAAGAGCAAAGGCGTCAGATATCTGCTGGTCAGTTTGAACAGTGGAGTCAGGCGCAGGATGCGGAATTTGACAAACACTGCGGCACGGTCGACCGTGCGCTCCAAGTAGAGGCGCTCACGACGCTTAAGGATGTTGGCCTCAAGGAAAGTGAAATCGCAGCGGCCTGGAATGGGCAACCAATCTCATTGCGCTCAGCGGCCGCCCAGCGGTTGGTTCTGGACGCTACCCGTTGGCGCATCGCACAGGAAAAGGCCCGAACCGCAATCACCAAGCCCGTTCCCCAGGTACAACGTCCAGGCGTCCGGATGCCGGACCGGACGGGCGCACAAGTTGAGGCGGACCGGCTCAGTAAGGCTTTGGATAACAATCGCGGCGAGGGCCTCGTTGGCCTGCGGACCGCAGCGCAACTGGTGGCCCAACGGAGACTTGCACGGAGTTGATATGAACAACATAAGAGGAATCTTACACGGCATCGAAACTCGGCCACTCCCGCAGGGCGAGCGTCTACCAAGGCGCACTCCGCAGGAGCGCCAAAAAGAGGGGCAAGCGCTCTCTCGGGCAATTGACGAGCATATCGCCCGCGCCCGCGCCGATATGAGGCGGCACGACCTGGCGCAGACACTCAACGAGCTACCAAAATTTTGGGACTGCTACGTGGCCGAGACACAACGCGCCTGGCGTAGCGAAGAAACTCGCTCAACTTATCGGCAGGTATTTGAGCGCTTCAAGATTTGGGCGGAGGAGCAGGAGCTGCAGGTGGTGCCCGTGTCCGCGGAGGTGTTGTCTCACTATTTGATCCATCTCGGCGCGGATGGCGCCCGGCCGGAGAAACTCAAGAAAGTCGTCGCGGCCCTGCGCTTCTACAACAGTTTTATCGAGCCAAAGCACGACGAGGTGTTGGTGGCAGCAACGCTAGCCTGGCTGGGCGACAGGTGGGCTGAAGAAGAACAAGAAAGGGCCGCCGAAGCTAAAACTGAAACTACCGAACAGCCGGCCAATGTCGGTCCGGCACAACACTAACCTAACAGAGAAGGATTTTTAGATATGGGCGCGTTCAAGAACGACACGCAGCGGGGCGGACCTCGCGGATTTGGAACGCAGGGCATGAGCGATGATAGCGGCGACGACTACCTCGCCCTCGACCGCGTTGACAACCCTCAGCAGCCACGCAAGGCCTTCGCCAACGGACAGCAATCCGTCGTGGGCGCTTATACGGCCGATGGCGACAGCGGCATGGACAAGGATCCCATTGCCAAGCCGAGCCAGCGGATCATGCAGCGCATCTTGGGCGATTACTGATGACGTTGCCGTGGCCGGTTGACGCCAAGGGTAAGCCGCTGACACTCGCGGCCATTATCAGTGCGATCCCAGCACAGGGGCCTCGCGGCAACATTGGTGACGATACGGCGGCACGGGTTGGCCCGCCTTCGAGAACTAAAGGTTTTAATCGATGACCATGCAATTATGGAACCTCACGGCGAGCTTCACTAAGACGACCTCCACGGCCGCCTATTCGGCCGGGCAGTTGGTGAGCTCCAATACGTCCACGGCCAACTTTACCCCGATGCAATTTGCCATCGGGGGCAACTCCATGCCGGGACAGACTCGGGCAACACGCGTGAGGCTCCAAAAGAGCAGCACCGGAACAACCAATGCGTCATTCCGCCTTCATTTGTACGGCGCGTCACCGGCCAGCACCACCATAGATCAAGGCACATGGCTAACTGATACCAGTGCGCAATATCTTGGCGGTTTTGACGTCGCTTCGATGTACGCCTTCTCAGACGGCGCGGCTAACATCGGTCAGCCGACCACGGGCAACGGCAATGATGTGTTGCTCAGGCTCAATGCGGGGAAAACGATTTTTGGCGTTCTCGTCGCCAACGCAGCTTATACGCCGACCGCATCCGAGTCGTTCATGTGTGTTCTGGAAACGCAGGATGCCTACTAGGCCCATACGGCGCATATCGTTCGTCGATTTGGCGCGGATAACAGAATGCGCGCTTGAGGATTTAGTTCTGATTGCCCACAGCGCGCGGTTGCCATTCGTGAATATCAACGGGCGCCTGTTCATTGAGAATAAGGACGTCACCGCGTGGCAAAAGAGATGCCAGCAGTTAGGAAACGACTAAAATGTTTCGAAGCGCGAAGGCCAATGCACTGAATGCTGCACAGATAGAAGGCGATGACATCGTCGTTGAGCAGGAACCATCGCGCGAGGAGTCGCGCGTGCCGGTTTCGCTTAGTGAAATTTACCGGCGCTTGGATCTTGAGCTTCGGTTACGTGATTACAGCGCTTTGCTTGCTGAACTACGCGACCGCCCAAGTCCTCTAGCGGAGCCGGAGTTTGACGTGTTCAAGGCAGAGCTACGGCACGGCGGAAAGGTCGAGCAAATAGATTTGGTCAAGCTCGCACGGCATTGGGGCGTCATTGGGGACACGGAGAGCCCGGTTGAAAGGTGGTCCAGTTTTCCGGTGCCAACCCAATGAATGATTTTTTCAGCTCGCGAGCTGCGTGCGTCAGCCGGTCCTACCCCGGCGGACAGCGCGCTGAAAGAGCCGGGCGATGGTGGACCCCGCTCTACCATTGACCCGGCTCAATCTATTACGCGATGAGGGCACAACGAGATGAGCAAGGAACACCAATTCAAGCCAGGCCAGCCCCCTCCTCCCGGCAGCGGGCGACCGGCAGGTTCCCGCAACCGGCTGACCACCATGCTGCTGAATGCATTAGTCGCCGACTGGGAACAGTTCGGGCCGGGGGCCATAAAGATAATGAGAGTCGAGCGCCCAGCCGAATACTGCAAGCTGGTGGCCAGCCTTGTGCCTAAAGAGCTGCTTATTCAGGAATCGGCGCTCGGTGACATGAGCGATGACGAGCTCGTGGAAAACCTGGCCGTCATCCGGCGACTGAGGGCGCGGGCCGCCGCGGTGTTAGTCGAACAAATCGAACAGAAACCAGCAGATGAAACGACGACGAAACACTAATGGCCGAGCCCCTCGCAGACGACACGCTGGCAACGCTGGAACGGCGAATCCTCCACGAGCAGGGGCGGCGCCTGGTCGAAAACCGTCTTGCGCACTATCGGCCGTACGCGAAGCAGTCTTCCTTCCATGCCGCTGGCGCAACTCACCGCGAACGCCTGCTCATGGCGGGCAATCAACTCGGCAAAACTTTGGCCGGTGGCTTCGAGGTCGCCATGCACGCTACAGGGCGATATCCCGAGTGGTGGCAAGGCAAACGGTTTGACCGGCCTATCGTAGCGTGGGCGGCCGGAACCACCGGCGAAACGGTACGCGATACGGTGCAGCGTGTTCTAATTGGACGACCGGGCCAGCTTGGCACTGGCGCCATTCCCAAGGATGCAATCGGTGAACTCGTATCCGCTCGCGGCGTTGCCGACCTGCTCGACACCATCCGCGTGCGGCACACTCCGACCCGCGACTGGTCGTCAATCGGCCTCAAGAGCTATCTCAGCGGAAGAGAGAAGTTCCAGGGGGAAACGCTCGACCTGGCTTGGCTCGATGAAGAGCCCCCGGCCGACATCTATATGGAGACCCTGACGCGAACCAACATCGGCGGCAATCCCGTCTTTATGACGTTCACGCCATTGTTGGGCGTCTCCGAGGTCGTGCGACGCTTCCTGATGGAGAAATCGCCCGACCGGCATGTCACGCAGATGGTCATCGAAGATGTGGACCACTACTCGCGAGAGGACCGCGAGCGAATTATCGCCAGCTACCCGCCACACGAGGTCGAGCACGGACGAAAGGCATCCCAGTATTAGGCAGCGGTCGAATCTTCCCGGTGCCGGAGTATCAAATTTCCATCAAGCAGCGAGATTTTCCAAAGCATTGGCCAAGGATCGCCGCGTGCGATTTTGGCTGGGACCATCCGTTCGCGGCGGTGGAGTTATTTTGGGACCGCGATAACGACTGCGTCTATGTCTCCCGCTGTTACCGGGCGAAGGAAACGACGCCCATCAACCATGCCGCGGCATTGCGCCCGTGGGGCAAGGATTTGCTCTGGGCGTGGCCCCGAGACGGCAGGCGCGAAACACTGGAGGGCGCCGGCATTAGCTTGGCCAAGCAATACGCCGACCAGGGGCTCAATATGCTCCACGAGCATGCTCAATTCGAGGATGGCAGCGTCAGTGTAGAGGCCGGCCTGATGGACATGCTGGGCCGGATGCAAAGCGGTCAGTTCAAGGTATTCGACCATCTAAACGACTGGTGGGAGGAATTTCGGCTCTACCACCGCAAGGACGGCAAGGTTGTCAAAGAGGGCGACGACCTGATGGCCGCAACCCGATACGCCGTCATGTCATTGCGGTGGGCCCGGACGAAGCGCGACCACGATACCTTCCATCGCCGCCTCGCCTACCCTCTGGAATGGCGGGCATGAGCTACGTAACACCCATGAGGTCAATCCATGGCGCCGATCAGCGGTGCATCGGATTCATAATGCCGCGCGGCAGGACCGGGTTCGAGGCGTTCGGTGCCGACGAGAAATCGCTAGGGCTGTACCCCACATCGCAGGATGCGGTCGATGCGGTGCTTGTGTCTGCGAGCCGCACTAAAGACACCGGTGAGCCCCGCGGGGCTCAATCGCCATTGAAATCACAGGAAGTTTCGTCATGAGCGCTGACCAGGCCGCGCGCGTCGCCGACCGGCTTCTTGAAATACTGGCCCTGACCGACGACGCAGATGAGGCCGAGCGGGCCTTTGTCGATCTGCTGCGCAAGGAGCTCGCAGCGGCGAAACGCGAAGGCTTGCGGGAGGCCATGGAGCGCAACGCTCCCAAGGGCATTCCACGCTCCGCTTTCGACTCAACCGAGCCACAGGGAAGCCCGCCAGAGGGCGATTTGGAGCGCGGGTCTGATGGTAGCCCACAGAAGGCCCCGCGCTGACTCAGAAACGGCGCTACAGCGATTTAAATGAAAGGCTAACTTGCAGCTTTATGTTTCACCCGGCGCGGAACCCCGCGCCCACCTCGGCGTTGTTAGGGCGAGAGCCCAGCCCGATTACGCTCTCCGCCGCCACAGGCCCCCATACCCAGGAACCAAAGGGGTGCGGCGACATCTCGCCCCCGACTGCGATCCCCTAGCCCCCCCAAGCCCAACGTCGGGGGCTTATTCTTTTGCGGCCCTAACGCGCGAGGTCCTTGGAGGCTTACATCGAGCGCTGTGGGATAAGCTGTGGGTAAATAGAGATATACCCGCTAACACATTGAAACCGGCTCGTGTATGGCGGATTTACTATCCGCCCCGCAGCACCAATGATATGGCCCGCGCCACTACCGCCCCGTGATCGCCCACGAGTCGGGCGCAACAAGTTCGCAATCCTGCGAGCCTTGCGCGGCTATGGGGTAGTCTTCACGACCGCGCAGCTGTTCGAGCATTGCTATCCACGCCTGGCTGGTAGCCGGCAACCTAGGTGGCGTTGGCAGTGCGTGCGCGATGCCGCGGAGAGGGTTGGTATGGTGCGGGTTACGCCCAGGACCCGACCACTCACATGGAGGTTGCCCGATTGACCCGTTTAATGTTGCCCAGTGGCGGTAACGGCGCGGATGCTCCGTCTAGCTTCCAAACGTGCCAAAGGCCAGATGAGCCGTCCGTGCTTCGTTTCCGTAGGCCCTGGCCGTTTCTTCCGACACGTACAGGGGCACGGAAAATTTCACCGGATGAAAATGGCCATCTCGGTGAAGCTCCCACGCGTATTTATTGCCGTGCCGCTCGACTCGAACATGGAGGGTATTCTCCACGTGAATAGTATGTGCCTGTGCTTTCAATACCTTGAATATTCGCCGGCGCTCTGGCTCGTCGGTGGAAATATCGAGCAG